TGGAGGTATGATATGGCTTTAAGCATGGATCAATTACGCGCGGCAATCAAAAAGGATAGCGAATCTGGCGGTGGTAATGCTGGTAGTGATAAATGGTATCCATTCTGGAAAATGGATATGGGCAAAACTGCAACTATTAGAATTCTTCCTGATTCTGACGAAGAGAACCCTCGTGGATTTGTAATCTTCAAAGACACACATAAACTTACTGTTAATGGTAAAGATCATTACATTCCCTGTACTGGGTTTGATACTTGTCCAATTTGTGCAGTATCACAAGCTTATTATAATGATGATGATGAGGATAATGGTAAGAAATACTGGCGCAGACGTGATTTTATTGTGCAAGCCTTGATTGTTAAAGATCCCACCGGTGATGCGGATAACAATGCAGTAGGTGAAGTTAAGCTCATCAGCTTTAATAAGACAATGTATGATATTATTGTTGAAGCGATTGAGAGTGGCGACCTAGAATCACCACCATATGATTTTGAAGACGGCACTGATTTTATTATCAAGAAGACTGATGGTGGTAAATTTGCATCATATGTTGTTGGTACTAAGTTTGCTCGACGTGAACGTGCAATGGATGAAGATGAGATTGAAACGGCTGAAGAAGATATGATTGAGTTGAAATCATTATTGCCTAAACCTTGGCCTGTTGAAAAAGTTGAAGCATTACTTGAAGCCGCTGTAACTGGTGGAACATTTAATGAAGATGCTGATGACGACGATGAAGATGAAGATGATGAGCCAGCACCAAAGCCTAAGAAACGTTCTAAGAAGATGCCAAAGTTGGATTTAACTGATGATGACGCACCGGTATCTAAGCCTAAAAAGAAGAAAAAGGTTGTGGTTGAAGAAATCTTTGATGATGAAGATGAAGATGATGATGACGAAGATGATGATACTGATGTTGAAGATCTGATTGCAGCGGTTAGGAACCGTAACAAGAAGAAGTAATAGTAACATTTAGCAAGGGTGTGGCTTAACGGTCACACCTTTCATCATTTTGAAAAGGAGTTCAAATGAAATTTTTAGATACATTTAAAAAAGATTTAGAAAAGACAGGACTTAGAGCTAGTTCTGCACAAGCACCCCGCTACTGGTATTCTACTGGTAACCATTCATTGAATAGAATTCTATCTGGTAGTTTTATTAGAGGTGTTCCACAAGGCCGGGTAACTGGTCTAACCGGGCCATCTGGTTCTGGTAAAAGTTTTGTATTGTGTAATATCATGAGGGAAGCACAGAAAGATGGTGCGATTATATTGGTATTAGATTCAGAAAATGCACTAGATGATGATTTTGTATCAGCCATTGGTGTTAATACTGAAGAGAATTATATGTATGTTTCGGTTGTTACCATTTCGGATGTAGTCAAAGCGGTATCAAAATTCCTTAAACAATACAGAGATGAATATGGTATTGAGGAAGATGCACCACAAGTGTTGATCTGTATTGATAGTCTGGATATGTTGATTACTGATACTGAACTTGAACATTTTAAGAAAGGCGACCAAAAAGGTGACCAAGGGCAGAAGAATAAACAACTTAAAGCAATGTTACGAACCTACGTTAGTGGTATTAAAGATTTGAATATTTCTATGGTGGTTACGGATCAGGTTTATAAAAATCAAGACATTCGCAATGGTGAAGGTGTGTGGATAATTAAGGATGCTGTTCGATATTCATTGTCGCAAATTGCATTGCTTACAAAATTGAAACTGAAAGATGGTATCAATGTCACTGGAATCAATATGCGTTGCCATGGTTATAAAACTCGATTCACACGACCCTTTCAAACGGTTAACATTGAAGTCCCTTATGATACTGGTATGGATCGATTTAATGGCCTATTACAAGCCGCTGAAGAGATGGGTGTTACCGCACGTAAAGGTTCAAGATGGTCAATTAAAGGTGATGAGAAATCATTTTATGCTAAGAATTTAACATCAGAACAGGGTGATCGGATTCTTGAATTGTGTGAAAATGAACGTGATGCATTTCTAGAAGGGAATTCTGATGAATTTGAAGAATTAATCGAGGCACAACCCACGGGCAAATCTAGACGAAGTGATAAAATGTCAGATTTAGCCAAAAACCTAAAAGAGGATTGATATGGACAGTATTAAAGAAGATTTACCCGCATTGCTAGACCAGCGTGATCGTGCGTATAAAAATACCACTTCTAGTATTGCAACAGAACTTGATTTCGTTCGTGTTGGAATTTGTAATTATTTTGAAGCAATTGGTAAAGAGAATGTAACGGTTACTATTGTTGGTTTGATGATGGATGATGAGGTTCTTAAATTGGTAGCGCATATGGAATGTGATACTGATGAGAAACCATCAACCGTTAAAGCTGGAATTCCATTATCTGTTGTGGATGGTGGTAAGGCCACATTGATATCACTTTACCTAATTTCATTAGATAATCAGCGTAAAATGAATGATGAACTAGGTGATGATGTTGATCCTGAAGTTAGTGAGGCACTTGATGCGTTAGAAGCTATAGAAAATAGTGAGCCACGGCTGTCTAAGGAACAAGCAGAAGCTTTGGCATTGTATAGTAAAGTGCATAAGAACACTGGGACGCATTAATAATGGCTGTTGATCTAGGTGCATTATCAAAAGATCTGAATCGCGTAGTAGATGTATTTGCTGCGTATGATTCAGCGCTTGATGATGTTGAAGGTATCATCAAGATGCAAGGTAAAACAGTTAATGAAGCATTGGCTGAAAATGCATCTTGGTTATTGTATTACGATCAACGTAAGGTAGAATTGAAGAAATTAACACGGTTTATGGAAGACCGTGTTAAGCGTGTTCGTGGTAAATTATACAAAGCCATGACTAATAACAATCATCGTGATTTATCAGATCGGGCAAAAGATAAGTACATCGATCAAGAAAAAGCATACCTGGATGTAAGATCAGTTCAGTATGAGGTGCAGGAATTATTTGAAAAATATGAATCGGTAGTTGAAACTTTTAGAGCCAGAGGATTTGCGCTTAATAATATAGTGAAAGCCAAGGTTGCCGAACTTGACGGGATTATAATCTAATGGCAAAAAAGATAGCAACTATTAACATCATTGATGAGGTTAATGTGATAATTGAAGGCGTGAATCAAGATCACACTGAACTGTTGATGAAGCAGTTCCGCGCACACCCGCCTGGGTACAATTTTAATCCAAAATATAAGCTAGGTGTATGGGATGGGTTTATAAACTATTACAAGGCAACTGGGCAAACATGGGTTCACCTTTTACCACGAATTCTACCTAAGATTAAGAATTATGGTTACAGGTTGGTATTGAATGATTCTAGAAAATCTAAATCCTATCATCCTGATACAATTGAAGCTGATTTCTTCTATGGTATTGATACTGCTGCTGATGGTAAATGGATGATCCGTGATTATCAGGTTGAGATGATAAACACCTTAATTGAAGCTAGATCAGGCATTGGTATTGCGGCCACTGGATCGGGTAAAACATCAATGGTTGCTGCATTAGCAAAGGCGTATGAATTAGCTGGTAGTAAGCGATCAATCATCATTGTTCCTGATAAATCATTGACGGCTCAAACTAAAGCTGATTATCTTAATTTTGGACTTGATGTTGGTGAATTTAGCGGGACTACAAAAGATATTGAACATAAACACGTAGTTTCAACCTGGCAGGCATTACAAAACACTCCAACTATAATCCGGGAATTTACACTGGTTATAGTGGATGAGGCACATGGATTGCGCGGCCAAGTGATACAGAAATTGTTAAACGATCATGGTAAACAAATTCCACATAGATACGCGGTTACTGGGACGTTACCAAAAAGTGATACTGATAAAATGGCAATGAAGATAACTGCTGGTGATGTGCTATGTGAAATACCTGCTTCATTATTAATCAAACAAGGGCATTTACCAAACCTTCATATTGATGTGATGACAACTGATGTTGAACTTCAGGATGAATATGATAACCACATGGCCAAATTTGGTGAAATTGAACCCATGACCTATATTCAGTTTAAAAATAGATTCTTTGAGGATTATGCACAAGAAAAGAAATACCTACAAACTGATACTGCCCGGCTGCAATGGTTATCAAATTTCGTAACAAAATTATCAAAACAACAACATGGTAATGTGTTATGCCTGGTTAATGGTATCCAAATTGGTGAAGATTTAGAAGAGATTACAGAGGGATCAGTGTTTGTTAGTGGTAAAACGACAAAGAAAGCTTCAGATCGTAAAGATGTATATGACTTGTTTAGCACAAATGACCATTTGATAGTGTTTGCCACGGTGAATATTGCTAGTACAGGGCTTAATATTGAACGAATTTTTAACATGGTGTTTATTGATATCGGTGCATCATTTACGCGTGTAATCCAAACCATAGGTCGTGGATTGCGTAAAGCTGATGACAAACAATTTGTGAATGTTTTTGATATCGGTGCCAATTTAAAATATGGAAAGAAACATAAAACTGAACGTGTCAAGTATTATAAAGAGGCGCAATACCCTTATACAATTAAACCTGTTCTAAAGTTGAAATAGATCACAGTTCCGTGTATACTATACGTATAGACATTAACTTTGGAGGTATAGATGTACGTTTTCACGGAAGAATATAAGATTAGGGAATTGCAGGATGCGCATGCACCCACTGATATTGACACCTTTTGGGTATTAGATTTTGATATTATGGATTATACGCTAGCACCTTTATTGTTCCTAGAGGAATATTCAGGACATACAATTGTGTTACAGATTGGTAATGAATCAGATAATATAATTCATTTACCGGCATCATGGCATATTCTAATTTCAGACGATGAAACCAGCACTATTGATTTAGTTCAGGCTGGCAACATGTCAGGTATGAATTTCCAAGCATTAACATATGGTTTAAATTTAACCAGACCACATTTAACACCGATTAAAGTAGTTGATTTCTATCTTAATCGCAAGAACATTGCACCCGCATTAAATAAACATCAACAGTTATGTCATCCTATTTCTAAGGAAGCCTGGATCAATATTGCACCATCTGATGTTTATAATCGGTACATGAAGGAAAAACTAATTGGTGACATAATTTAAGGAGATATAAAAATATGGCTAGAAAGAAGAAAGTAGAACCACAGACTTTAAATGAATTTAAGGCATGGTTAGAAGGTGTTGAAGAATTACAAGATGCTAATTGGAGTCCCAATCGGTCACAGTGGCTTAAAATTAGAGCCAGAATTGACAATATCATGGATGATTATCCGGAAGAGGAACAATTCCAACCAAATGTGCAATACCCT